ATTAGGTTGGGTCTTATGATAGTGAGCCTCATTGCTCACTACCTGTATCTGACGACGCAAATGGCGTAGCCTTTGTGTCTTACTAATTAGCATTGCTAATATTAATTGACGTAATCATGCTCTGTTATTTCCCACAAGTCGCTGGATACATTAGCATTACTAATATAATCAATCAAGGAAATAATATCCTGATGGGCTGGAGCTGATTCTGGAGTGTTATAAGACTCGACTAGAGCCCAGTTATCTACGTTTAGGTCAAGTAATGGCATTGTATTATCCTCGGTTGGAGTAATCATGATAGTCAACAGCTGCTGACAATTGGCTTGAGTCCCTGACATCATCGATGTCTGATTCCATGTCCCATAGTAGTAAAGTCATAACACCTAACATTACATCTGATGGGTTATCTTTACAGTACTTCATGGATTTATCAAGGAATGGTTTAGCTTTTTCGTGATACTCTTCACGTCTTTCTAATACTGACTTTGCGGCTGACTTGAGTTTATTTAACATGTGCTAGTACCCCCTCTTCTGATAGATACCAAGGAACGTCTTGGTCGTGTATACATATGTATGCATTAGGGTATGTATCTTTTACACATACCATGTTTCGTGGAATGTCTTGGGAGTAGATTGCAACTTGCGTGCTGTACCCCCAAAGACATGCGGTGAAGTATATGGCGATAAGGCCAATGGCTAGTTTGAGTATTGTCCTGATCATGATAGTTCCTCCGTGATACGAGTTATAAGGTTGGGATTACGTTCTACGATTAAGTAGATAGCGACGCCCATTAGTACGTTACATAGCAAAAAGCCTGTGGTGAATGCGAAAAATGCGGTCATGATATTTCTCCTACTACTGTATATGAGGGGTTAGATCGCATCTCATTGACGTATTTAGCGTCGACGATTATTGCGAAAGGTACAGAGCCGTCTTGATCGGACATATCATATGTATATGCGATATTGGTTCCGTCGAGTTTGGTTTTAAGCCACCAAAATATTGTTTCTTTGGTCATGATAGTGATCTCCCGATCGTTGTTCGTTATTGTTCATTATAGTTTTATGGTTCACGGTCCACGGTTAGTGTGGTCCAAGTAGAGAGGTGTTTGGTCATACTTTGGTCCAAGCTTTGGTCCAAGTAAAAACTGTTAAGAACTGAGGTAGAATCAGTGTTGTAGAGCTTTGGTCCAATTGGTCCAAGTAAATTAAAGGTAAGTTCAATTTAAGAAGTAAAACGTCAATAAAAAGAAACGGATAATGTAACCCAGAATTACTTGGAACATCTGGACCAATTGGACCAAGACTTGCTAAGTGTATGATAGTAAACAGGTTTATTTGGTCATACTTTGGTCTATTTACTGGAACACACTTGGACCAAGCCTTATACCCCCAGCGCGGGTGCGGGAGCCTGCGACCGTGGGCCGTGATGCATGCTTCTCGCTTCATTTTCCTAATAACCTTGATGCGTGCATGTATAAACGAAGTTCCTTTCTTGTAAGGGAGAACGAGCATTTCTTGCTAAGGGCGTACCACGAATCCCATGTTAAGCTCCATAAAGTATTGTTAATAACTACGGTTGATGGTTCGTTGATACTAAGTATCAGTCTTTCAACAGGTGTATAGAATAGTTTCATGCGTTTCTCCTTATTAAAGCTTCATGGAATGATAGTGAAGGGCCTTGAACCGTGCTTCACGGGACGTGAACCCCATACGGATGTATCGTTTATAGATCTTTTGAAGAAATGCCAGATCCTTTTTACTGTAATCATCTGGAGAGCTAGTAGGACGCTGAGGTGTACGGTTAAACGTGCTCATGCTCCACCTCCACTGTGTAATTAGTCACGTACCACGAACGTATTGATCGTATTGGGTTGTTGATAAGTAAGTGCCACTCAAGGGCGGCTAGTAATTTGCTCATGCCACACCCCCTGTGCTACGCAGTAAAGCTGTGACATGTATTAAAACCTTATCAAGGTGATCTGGCATCGGTGGGCAATCCCACCCACTATGTTCTGCGTCGTACCAATCTTTTAGGTAGGTGCGAACAGCCTGTAACTGAAAGCGCTCGGCTTCAGTTAGTAAATGTAACGTGCTCATATTGTCACCCCGTCAATGGTTAGTTCGACAAGACCAGTCATATCATCTATGACATAAGGTACGTCTGTTGCTTGCATAAGCTCCGTGAACTCACCGATGGTCATATGCCCGTCGAGGTAAGAGCCACGAATGTCGAGCGCTTGCATGTCCTTACGATCCTGCAGTGTAAAGTCGTCGAGTCTAGTGTCAGTGCATCCCCAGTTAGGGTCTAAAGATAAGTGTGTAGTCATAATTGTTACTTAGTCTCTTTATTAGTGATAATCGAAACATTCGACTATTCATGAAATGACTCTGACGACGAGCGAGGAACGAGCGAGTCATATAAAAACCAGACAAGGTTCCAAACCGGATTTTGAGAAAACGGATCGTGAATCCCGAATCGGGGGGAGGGGCTATAAATAATCCAAGGGGGGAGATAGTGCCTCTGTGAAATAAACGTACTTTTTTATATTTTTTATTTTTTAAAAATTTGCTAGCAATTATTACCTTTGCTAATATGCTGTATGGTCGAAGATATAATATGTAAGATCTGTAACAGTCCAAGCAGCGCGTCCACCTTCGAAGCGGGCCGTAATTACTGCAATAGCTGCCGTACACACCAAAAAGAAGTCAACGTATCCAAAACTTATAAAACATACCTGGCGCGCCTGCACACAAACTCAAAGTCAAAAGTAGCTACGCACAAAAGAACTAAAGAACATGCGTTTACAATCACACGAGAAGATCTGTATAACCTCTGGGAAAAACAAGACGGACGGTGCGCAATATCAGGAGTGTTCCTAACCCACCACCGAGACGGTTCAGGCGCAAAAGATTACAACGCCTCGATTGACCGCATATCAAACGTCAAGAGTTACACCCCCGAAAACGTACAATTAGTTACATACCGCATAAATTTAATGAAACACGCCCTATCCGAAGACATGTTCTATTGGTGGATCAAGACAATCCACGATTTTTCTTGCGATTAATTATTAGTAACGCTAATATACCATATGATTGAACTTGAAATAGAAGTGGTATCCGTCACTGGGCTTGATGACGCAATCATAGGCACTGCACTGCGTAATTCTCGAGAAGTGTTGGCCTATGATTTTGCTAAAACGGTACAAATAGTCCTAAGCCGAGGGCTATCGATGGAAGAAGCCGAAGATTATGTAAGTGACCTGGCCGAACGGGACTTCGAAGGAGCACCTGTTTTTATATATGTCGACAACGAACCTAGAATCTATGGAAGCGAGCACGGACCGGGAACCACAGTCCACTGAGATAGTCAGTGAGCACGTAGAATTCCAATCGCATATGCCGTACATGGGCATAAGCCGTGGATCGTTAACCATGCAGCAAGAAAAACTGGTCACGCTCATGGCTTCGGGCATGTCAACCGCCGCAGCTGGACGTGGTGCAGGCTACTCTTGCTCCCAGACAGCCTATGCCGCCGCAAAACGACCCGAAATACAGAAAGCGCTCGACTATTTCCGCGAAGAACTGCGGGAAACCGTAAAATTTAGTAATCAAAACGCCCATATGATGTATATGGAGGCTTATAACGCTTCTGTAAACGCGACCGAAATGAAAAACACCACAGATTCCCTGGTCAAGCTCCACGGGTTGGCTGTTCCAGACAATGCCCCCCAAGTAAACATCAATATCAACGGTACAAAGCAGTTAGAACGCATGACCGATGAGGATCTGCTGAAGATCGCAGGTAAAGACATCCACTATTTAGAACCTAAGAGCGATTAGTTATGGCTAAGACCCCTGTTAAGAAAAAGAAGCCTAAAAGCTACCCTAAATTAACCGCCGCCCAAGAGCGACAAATTAGGTCAGAGCAGGCTTTTGTAGCCAAATCAGCGAGCAGCGCCGCGAAGAAACCCAAGGCTAAAAAGAAAGCGCCCACAACAGTTGTCGGAAAAATTAATGATCAAGGGCTCATAGGTAAGATGCTGACTCCTCGTACTACCCTTATGCGTGCAATTCTCGGTAAGAAAAAGAAACCAGTTAAGAAGGCTAAATAGTTATGGCTAAAACCCCTGTTAAGAAAAAGAAGCCTGCGGAGAAAAAGAAAGTCTGGTCTATTCTCGGGAGGAAGCCTGCGGAGAAAAAGAAAGGCCGGTCTATTCTCGGGAGGATAATACGTGGCGAGAAGGTTCTCTACGACATGAAAAAAAGAAAACTTATCCTTGAACCCGAGAATAAAAAGAAACCAGTTAAGAAACCAGTTAAGAAGGCGAAATAGTTATGGCTAAGACCCCTGTTAAGAAGAAACCACGGCCCGCGATCAGCGCACCAATGAGCGATAAGCGTGCCGCCGAAGCTATAGCTTCACTAAAGCTGCAAGCTGCGGCAAAAAAGAAAAAGTCGAAAGGCGCTGCGCCAAAAGCTAAGCCAAAAGCTAAGCCCAAGCGAAAGTACGGCTACTAGCGTGAACTGCTGGACGTGTAAGACAGAGCTTATATGGGGCGGAGACCATGATATAGACCCAGAAGAGGATGATAGTCCTTTTTGTATGGTTTCCAACTTTAGCTGTCCAACATGCCAAGCGCATGTCGAGTTTTACGTACCAAGAGAGTTAGATGACTGAAGTTAATAAGGTCGAATGCATACGCTGTAAAGCGACGCATCCAGAGACACTCTACTCTGGAGACGACCGACTCTGTGTATATTGCAAAGCTGATATAGCCGAGCAAGAACCCCTACCCTCTGAAGTAGAAGCGGTGGAACCTGCACAGCAAACCGTAGAAGAAAAAGCCCGTGCGGAACTTGCACTTAGGTTTTTAACCCGAAAACGACTACTACCTTTTGTAGAGCGTTTTAACCCTGATTATCAAGCGGGTTGGGTCCACAAAGATATATGCCAGCGATTAGAGGGGTTCTCAAGAGATGTCACTGAAAAGAAATCTCCAAGACTTATGCTATTCATGCCACCCAGGCACGGTAAAAGCACACTTGCGTCGGTATCGTTCCCAGCTTGGCATTTGGGTAGAAATCCAGGCCACGAATTTATCAGTTGTTCGTACTCAGGCTCTCTTGCAATGGCGTTTAGTCGAAAAGTTCGTGGCCTCCTGCGTGAAGAAGGGTTCAAGTCTGCTTTCAAAACCCGTCTTGACCCGCAGTCACAGTCTGCTGAAGCTTGGCTCACAACTAGTGGCGGTGGTTTTGTCGCTGCTGGTGTCGGCGGCGGTATCACTGGTAAGGGCGCTCATATACTTGTCATCGATGATCCGGTAAAAAACAGAGACGATGCGGAGTCCGCGAATGCTAGAGAATCAACATGGGATTGGTACACGTCAACAGCGTATACGCGACTCGCTCCTGGCGGCGGCGTTCTGGTTATTCTTACTCGTTGGCATGACGATGATCTTGCTGGGCGATTACTTAAAGCAGCAGCGGATAAAGGAGAACAGTGGGAAGTAGTTAACTACCCTGCCCGAGCCGAAGTTGACGAAGAATTTAGAAAGACCGGTGAAGCATTACATCGTGAACGATACGACGAGGATGCCTTAGCCAGAATTGAAAGAGCCGTTGGCCCACGAGATTGGTCAGCGCTATACCAACAGAACCCTGTTGCAGATGATGGTGACTACTTCACACGAAGCATGATCCATTACTACGATCGTGAAGACATAGACCACGATCGTATGAAGTTCTACTGCGCATGGGATTTGGCTATTGGTAAAAACGATCGGAATGACTACACCGTGGGAATAGTAGTAGGTGTGGACGAGAGCGATCAGCTATTCGTAGTTGATATGGTTAGAGGACGGTTCGACGGCTTTGAGTTAGTCGAGCAGATCCTAGACCTGTACGAGACTTGGAAACCGTCAATCATAGGAATTGAGAAAGGCCACATTGAGATGGCCCTCGGACCGTTCCTCGAGAAGCGTGTACGTGAGCGCGGGTTATACGAAGCGTATTTTAAAGATTTGAAGACAGGGCGTCGTGATAAAGAAGCGCGTGCCCGAGCAATCCAAGGGCGGATGCAACAAGGCATGGTATTCCTGCCTAAAGAAGAGAATTTTACGGGCCCCCTCGTAGCGGAGTTATTACGCTTTCCGAATGGGGTACATGATGACCAAGTGGATGCACTTGCTTGGATCGGTTTGATGATGACGGAGTTCAGTACGTTTATTGAGCGAGTCGAACACATACCATCCTGGCGCGACAAACTACCTGGTCTCCTTAAAGGCGAACGAACTAAATCAGCAATGAGCGCATAAAAATGGCTACTACAAAAATATCCCCAGCAAAAGAAGAAGAGATTACTCGCGCACAGTGGGATCGGTACGAACGGGCCCGCGACAACGGTCACCTCGAATACGTGCAAATGGCTAAAACCTGTGATGAATATTATCAAGGCGCCCAATGGGATGAAGATGATAGAGCTGCACTAGAAGCTGAAGGCCGCCCTGCCCTTACTATTAATACTATTCTCCCTACCGTTAATACTATCTTAGGCGAGCAGTCTACCCGACGCGCTGACATCCAGTTCAAACCTCGTCGAGGTGGCGACCAAGAAGTAGCGAACATTCTGACTAAGCTGTACATGCAGATTGCCGATAACAACAAGCTCGACTGGGTTGAGCAGCAGGTGTTCAGCGACGGTTTGATTATGGATGGCCGTGGGTACTTTGATGTTCGTATGGACTTTAGCGACCACGTTGAAGGCGAAGTTCGGATTACGTCTAAAGACCCCTTAGATATATTAATCGACCCTGATGCTAAAGATTCTGACCCAAAGACTTGGAATGAGGTTTTTGAAACCAAGTGGATGACGCTTGATGAAGTCCAAGAGTTATACGGCAAAGACAAAGCCGACCGATTGCTTTTCATCGCCGAAAACGGTATGAGCTTCGGCCCAGACTCGATTGAGTATCAAGAAACACGTTACGGCGATACCGAAAACTCTGATGATTACTTTGGTTCGGGCGTCCCAGGAGATGATGAATACCGCAACGTAAAAACCTTGCGTGTCGTGGAGCGTCAACATAAGAAGCTTGGGCGTGCATCTTTTTACGTCGACCCCGATACAGGCGATCAACGTCAAGCACCGGATGAGTGGAACGAAAAGAAGCAGAAGAAATTTGCTAAACAGTACAACCTTACTCTTATTACTAAAGTCGTAAAGAAGGTCCGATGGACTGTAACTTGCGATCAAGTGGTTTTACACGACGGTTGGTCACCCTACAACGATTTTACTATTGTCCCGTTCTTCTGTTACTTCCGTCGAGGAAACCCTTTTGGCGTTATACGTAACCTGCTATCTCCCCAAGAGCAGCTAAACAAGATCGCGTCTCAAGAACTACACATAGTTAATACTACAGCTAATAGTGGCTGGATGGTGGAGTCAGGATCTTTAGTAGGTATGACAGCTGACGATCTTGAGGAGCACGGAGCGGAAACAGGACTCGTACTTGAATATGCACGGGGCACTAACCCTCCACAGAAGATCCAACCCAACTCAATCCCTACGGGCTTAGATAGAATCGCGCAGAAAGCTGCTGCGAATATCAAGACTATCTCTGGTGTAAACGATTCCATGTTAGGTACCGATAGCGCGGAAGTGTCTGGAGTTGCGATTCAAGCTAAACAGAACCGTGGCGCGATTATGATTCAAGTGCCTTTGGATAACCTACGTAAAACTCGTCACTACCTTGCAGAGAAGATCCTTAATCTAGTACAGACTTTCTACACAGAGCAACGCGTAATTCAGGTAACTAATGACGAAGACCCGCTGAAGCCTAGAGAGCCTATGGTCATAAACGAACAATCTCCTGAAGGCGAGATTATTAACAATCTTACAATTGGAGAGTACGACGTCATTGTAGCTACAGCCCCTGCGCGAGACAGCTTTGATGAAGTGCAGTTCGCAGAGGCAATTAGCCTTCGCCAGGTCGGCGTTGCCGTACCAGATGACGCTATTGTTGAGTACAGCCACCTAGCTAAAAAGGGCGAGTTAGCTAAACGTATTCGTACCCTTACTGGCCAAGAGCCACCGACTCCAGAGCAAGCAGAAGCACAAGCGGCTCAACAGCAGATCCAGATGCAAATGTTACAACTAGAGATCGCTAAGTTAGAAGCTGAAGGTAAGAAGCTACAGTCTGAAGCAGCTCTCAATATTGCCAAAGTACAAGATGTGGCAGAAGTTAGTCCACAGATGCGTATGGCTGAGTTACAAGCGAAACTCGAAATGAATGAGCAGCAGTTAGGTTTACGTCGAGAGCTTTCATCGGAAACAAACACAATCCGTCAATCTCAGAGTGAGACCAGCGCGGCAACTAAGATAGCAACCACCGCTATGCAGCAGGCTAAGTCTGCTGCTAACAACCCCCAGGAACGATAGGAGTTCTTAAATGAGTAATCAAGAAACAGTAGTAGAAGAAGAAAACACAATGTTCGACGTTATGCCGGGTGCGGACAGACCAGAAGCCGATGATGCAGCTCCGCTCGATATGAGTTTTGCTGAAGTCGCAGAGGCTCTAGCTGAAGACGTCGTTGAGGAAGAAGCAGAAACTGTTTCTGAAGATGAACAAAGTACAGAAGAAGAAACAAAAGATGCCGAGGAAGAAGAAGAAGTCGAGGAAGAAGAAGAAGTCGAGGAAGAGCTAGAAGCTGCCGAAGAGCCAAAGCCTAAGAAAAGCCCAATGGTTCCAAAAGCCAGACTTGACGAAGTGCTCGCTAAACAGAAAGCGCTACAAAAGCAGCTTGATGAAATTAATACTGCGAACGAAAAAGCAGAAGAAGCTCCTGATACTTACGATTTTGATTCGAAAGAAGTTGAGTACCAAAGCATGGTTCTGGACGGTGAGACAGACAAAGCAGTCGCACTCCGAAGAGAGATCCGAAAAGCTGAAAAATCTCAACTAGAGTTTGAGATGCGCCAAGAAATGTCACAGACCGTCAAACAAGACCGTCAAATGACCGCGTTGCAACAGGCAGCTAATGCAATGGAAGAGGCTTACCCCGAATTCAACCGTGCATCAGAGAGCTTTAACGAAGAAATGACAAACGAAGTTGTACAACTGCGTGACGCGTTTATTGTAAGCGGCTACGACGCAGTAGATGCGCTATCAAAAGCTGTAAATTTTGTTGTTAAAGATAACGATTTAGATGGACCCGTTGATCAGGGCCCTGCTCTAGCTGCTAAAGCAAAAGCTGGCGATGAAATAGCTAGAAAACGCGCACAGGTTAGTAAGAAGTTAAAAGCTGCAGAGGCTCAACCCCCGGAGTTACCCGGCGAGAGCGCATCGCGCGGCGAGACAAAAGGTCTTGATCTAGCGACTATGACAGAAGATGAATTTAATGCGCTACCCGAAGCTACACTTCGTAGACTTCGCGGCGACATTGTATAAAGAGGTGATATATGGCATCCAAGAAAGATCCTCGGCTCGCGCGGGCCGGGGTATCCGGCTTTAACAGCCCTAAACGCACGCCAAGCCACGCCAAAAAATCGCATATAGTAGTTGCGAAATCTGGCGACCAGATCAAAACAATACGTTTTGGAGAGCAAGGTGCATCTACAGCGGGCAAGCCCAAAGCGGGCGAGTCCGACAAGATGGTAGCTAAACGCAAAAGCTTCAAAGCCCGCCACGGTAAAAATATTGCAAAAGGCGTTATGTCAGCGGCCTATTGGGCTAACAAAGTGAAGTGGTAGTTGTGCGCCCTGTAATTTACATACTATTTATACTGTTATCCTCACCCACTTGGGCTCAAGACGAAGAGCCTATGGGCGATACTGATTCAACAAATAACCAAGACGGTAGTTTAAACACTAATACGGTTGGTAGTACCGTGAGCAGCAACAACAACAGTAAAGATGAGTCTGTTTCTAACACATATAACGGCGCAGGAAGCTCTAGTGATATGCCAGTAGGCAGTGCTATTGCTCCTAGTTACATGAGTAACGGGATGGAAACGTGCCTACAAGGATCAGGCGGCTCAATCCAAACAGGACTTATAGGCATAACTAAAGGCAGTTACGAATCAGATGTTGATTGCAATAGGCGCAGAGATGCTAAAGTTTTAAGCGATCTAGGGATGAAGGTAGCTGCTATTGCTAGGATGTGTGAAGACGTAAAGGTTTGGAGGTCTTTATTTATATCCGCAACGCCCTGCCCTGTTTTATCAGGAGGAAGATTAGTAGTAGGTAAAAGAGCTTTTCTTCTAATGAAGATGCAACCAAGCCTCTACATTCCAGACTATGGTGAGGTGAAAGTTAGCCGCAGAGCAACGTGGACAAAGTTTGCGCCAATACCAAAATACACAGAAACTCAAATGTGGTACAACTCAATTTTAAATATAGGATCAGAGAATGCAAATGAAGATAAAGACGATGGTTCTAGCGAGTCTGTTTCTCAGCAGTTCCGTAGCTCAAGCAAGTGAGCTAGACAATTTAATAGCGAGCAGTGCCGCTATCGTAGATCAAATAAACACAGGTATTTTAATGACCGGAGCGGCTATGGGTTACTCTCATAAGGGCACAGGCATTAGTGACGGAAAACTAGCAGGTACGGCATATATAACCACAGCGCAAGTTAATGCTTATAACCAAGCCCTTTCTGGAATGGTAACTTACTTGCCTTATGGTTCTGCCCAAGATTATTTAGAAGAACAGGCAGAGGCAGAGATTGAATTAATGGAAGCGGCCATAGAAGATTTTACAGCCGTAGTAGTAGATATGCTTGCAGTACAAGAAGTTGCTGAATTAGCGTCTGAAGCGGCAACTCCAGATGAAGAAGCCGCAGTGCAGGAATATGTCACGAACAACACTGATGCGTTGACGATAGACCAAGCAGATGCTGATATTTATAATTCTAGTTTAGATTCTATAGAAGGACACGCTAATGCCGCAGGAGCTTTCTTAGGCGTAGCCGCAAACGAAGACGCTGTCGCTTTCTTAAACCAAGGAGCAATGGATAATAATACCCGAATCGAAACAAACACTCTTTCTTATAGCGCGTCTACCCAAGCCGTAAGCCTTGCTTGGGCTTCTGGAAAGACCGCTACTAGCATATACGTAAATGGCTCAGATGCGTTTAAAATTAACTTGTATGCTTCTCAGGCAGACATTTTGACTGCGGGAAAATCAAGTAGTCTGTATTTAACCGGCCCAACATATTTAGGTTATGAGTGCTTTGTAAAACAAACCAACTGTGACGAGGGGGAATCGTGAGCTTAGCAGAAACAGAACTAACGATAGGTGGCACAAGCTTTAAAGGCGTATATATCGCAATACTTCTTAGCCTCGCAACAACTTTAGGAGGCGGTGTGTGGACAGCAAGCTCACTATACGGTCGGTTAGAGTCTGTTGAATCCAGATATATACCCGACACTGCGCCAATGCAGGAGCAGATGATTGCGGATAAACAAGAACTTATGAGCGCAATTAAATTAATTGAAGCAGAGCTAGAAGCAAATGACGTATCTCAATTGCAAGGTAAATTAAGCGCCTTGGGTGTTAACTTGGCAACTATAGCGGAACAACAAGAAAAGCTATTATTGATTGATGAAAATGTAGATAGTTTAGAGAAAGACATTGAGACTATGAAAGCTA